GCGGTACTGATAGGCCTTCTGAAGAAACTATAGCTAAGTTAGAAAGAGAAGGTTTCAATGACCCGATGCTACAAGTATTTAAGCAGAAGGGTATTATAGATGCTCAGGCAGACCCTAAACTTTATACAGGTTTAGAGGGTTTTGTTGAGGATTTCGGAAAAGACATAGAAGATGTTCTTCTTGAATCTGGATTAAAAAAAGGTACAGACTCTTTTAAACAATCATTCGATTTTTTATCGAAATTTTTATTTAGTGGTAGAGGCTTAGGTGTTATTGAAGATTTAGCTGAAGATGAATCGGCTTTTGATTTAACTGATGACGTAAATAAGTTTTTAGCTGTTTCTTCTAGGAGTTTTAATAAAATTTTTCGAGGTATAAATGATGATTTTGAAACTTTATCTTCTGCAACTTTAAGGCAAATAGAAAATGAATCTTCAGCGCAAAAAGTTCAGTCTACAATATTAGATTTTACTTCTTCTTTTTCAGATCAAATATCTTCATTTGTTTCTAAAAATTTACCTGATTTAGAAAAGTTTCAATTTGCTCAGTCTGCGGCAACACAAAAAGCTAATAATCAGTTAGCTAAATTAAATCAAGATTACGCGGCATTTGAACAAAATCAAAATACAGCTAGAACTCAAGCCTTAGAAAATAATGCGAAAGACTTAACAAAAGTATTTGAAGATAGTTTGTTTAGATCTGAGCAAGTAGGTAACATTTTTAAGGATCAAATTTTAAAACAATTAGAGTCAGGTGATTATCAAATAAATTTAGATGAAATAACTAAAAAATCTGCTCAAGATGCTGTTGAAGGCTACAATAAAGAATTTAGAAATGAACAGTTCGGTGGTATTCAAAATCCATTGTTTGCTTTAGGGGAAAGTTCTGGAGGTGTTCCTCCTGTCTCTGACATCAGTAAATTTAACAAGGAGGAAAGAAAACAAATATTTGATCTTGAAATCAGTCGAATAAAAGAAGAATTAAAAAAGAATCAAGAAAGTGACGAAGGCGGCAATAGAGATAGAGCTATAGAGCAGTTAGCCGCTTTAGAACGATTACAAAA